ACCTTCTTTTATAGTTGCAATATGAATAAAGTTTTCATCTGAGTCTACATCACCATCTTCTACTATAGTTAATTCAATCTTATAACGATCAGCACCGGGCGCAGTAAGATTCGGAGAAGCGCCTTGATTATCAAATAAAGTATTGTCGTCAATTGATGTAACGACAGTTTCAACTGCTTTAAATCCTACGTTAGTATCGACTGTATCACTATATTTTGATATAATCTTTGATTGATCTAGCGTAAATACAAAATGGCCACGTGCATAATATATTCCAGATAATAATGTTATAAGAATACCGACGCCAGTCGCAGGATTGGTTAACGTGTTTGTAGTTTGAACTGTAAGAGTAATGGATCCGTTGTTTACGTCTTCACCAGCAGTCATACGTATCGTACTAGTACCAGCGGATCCAGCGCTTGTATTAGTATATTGGACGTATAAAGTTGCAGGATCTGATCCTGTAGCCGCGACTACTTGTAATACCTTTACTATAACACCTGAAGTTTGTCCTGTAAATGATGTTCCAATTAAAACAGATGTATCAGTTGGAAGAGCGTTTGTAGTAGTATTAAGTTTAATAAACTCATACTTTTGATTAATCGTGGCACCACCAGGTTTTACTACGGCGCCTTCTTTAAATATATTGTTACCAAATCTTGCTATTTGCTCTTGTAATATCGTCTGTAACTGTGTCAGCTCTCGAGCTTGTACAGCTTTACCTGAGTTGAATAGTATTTTATGAAAACCTGAGCTGTCAGAAAAGTCATCTTTAAATGTATCTGTAAATATTGCTTTTGATAATGTTGTCGCCATGTTAAATCCTTAAAGTGTTATTACAACTTTTATATCTTCTGTCTGGTTTGCAGAACGTGTTACTGGTGCTCTATTTTCTATATATATTATTTCTCCGGAAAGTTTATTAGCATCGTCTTCAGTAAATGCATCACTATCAGCATCTACACCTGCTGCAATTAAAGTTCCAGATTGTCCTCCACCAGTTATTGCTTCACCTTCCTGAAAAGGTTTAAATCCTGTTTCTTCCGATTGATGAAAATATAGTCTGTCACTATCAACTTCATCAACAAAAGCTTTTGCACCACTAGTTCCACCGGTAATAGTTGCATCTAAAAACCCAGTTGCTGCTGCTGCTTGTAATTTTAAAAAGTTTAAAACTTTACCAGAAGCATTATCAAAGTCAGATACTGATCCAGGAACTGCAGAGTCTGTGTGCTCTTTTGGATTTCTTATAAGACCTACTTGCCTAAAATCTTGACCTACTATAAAGTTACTATCTTCTATACCATTAGGTTTTGCATTAAACATTAGTGATGTTGATTTTAACTCATCTCGAGGATCTGCTCCTAATCCATTTTCTGGTCCAAGTATTGCACGTGCAGTAGCAGATGATCCGCCTCCTCCAGTTATTGAAACACTGGCAAAAATATATCCTTGACCCATAGCCATAGCGCTATCAGTACTAGAATCTAATTCGATTTTAACAACTGCTCCACCACTTACTGTTGCAGTTGCTGCAGCTCTCACGCCATCACCGTCAATTGTAACAGTTGGAGTTGATGTATAGCCTGATCCTGCCGTTGTAATAGCTATACCTAATACTTGTCCAGGAACAGCCGAATCCTGAACAAAAGCTTGCTGAACTTCTAATGTTGATAATCCTGCACCAGCTGCAGAATCTAAAACTTTTTCTATTGGTACAAAGTTTGATGATAAAAATTTACTTGATCTTGCAGCACTTAAACTATATAAAAATTTCCATACATATCCATCAGCAGTTTTAAATGGTTTTGCAACAGTACCTGTTGGTTTTATTGTAGACGCGTTTGCTGTTCCAGATGCATTCTTGCCTTGTTGTAAACATATATAAACTTGGTTATCTTCGGTTAAAACGTAATAACTATTTGTTGCTGGAATGCTAGCAAAGTTATCATCATATGCATTATAAAAAGCACCAGATGACCAGTTATATCGTGGAATAACGTAACTTAAATCAGTTGCAGATTTTATAGACTGTAATCCAGCTCTAAAGTTTCTTATAGTTCTAGGCGTGTCAGTTGGATCTGGAACAGTTTCCGATCCGTCCCATTGTTCTGATCTACCTATACCTACGTAATATCTTGCAGTGGCAAGTCTTGATTCATCAAACACAGTTTGTGTGAGTTGTTTTTTAAACGTGTCTGTAATTATTGCTGACATATTCTATTCCTTATGCTACCGTTACTTCGCCTTGGTTACCAACTAAGAACCAATTACTTCCATCCCATATACACGTACAACCATCGTTTTGAGCTAAGGCAAAAGATGTACCTTGTGCAAAATTGGATGGAGCAACTGTCATAGCTCCTGCACCCTTATTCGTAAAAATTTTATATTCACCAACAGTTGTTCCATCTGCTAAACTTACTGCCAAAGCCGAACCTTTATTACCTATTATCAAAGTTGCGGATGTACTTGCTGCACCGTTTGCAGTTATTGTAGAAGAACTAAAAGCTGCCTTATTTAATTCGACTGAACCAGTTCCCTTTGGTGTCATAATAATATTTAAATTAGTTCCACCTCCTGTTGCAGAGAGTGTAGGTCCAGTTGTTGTTGCTCCGTTTGCGACTGTTAATTCATTGACAGCACTACCAGTAGTTGTAAACTTAATAAACTCATTTCCATTAGCATCATTTAATGAAGTGCCAATGATAGGAGTATTTATTGTAGGTGACGTTAAAGTTTTATTTGTGAGAGTTTGCGAACCTGCAATTGTTGTAACTGTTCCTGCGCCACTTGGTATGGTAATTGTTCCACCGTTTGTAATTGATGCTATAGTTGGAGTCGTTAATGTTTTATTAGTTAGTGTTTGAGTTGCGGTATCTAATACTACATTACCTCCGGCATTTGGTAAAGCAATTGTTCTATCTGCTGTAGGATCGGTTGCAATTAATTTAGTTTCATGAGAGTCTGTGCTCGTTCCTTCAAATATAATAGTACCAACACTACCAGAATCTTTTAATATAACCTGAGTTGTTAAAGTACTACTATCACCTCCAAGTTGTGTATATATTTCTTGGAAGTTTTGATTAATTTTAGAACCAGCAGATCTTAAAGTATCACCAGTGCCGTCGTTTGCAGATGAACCTATATTTATGTTTTGTCTTGTCATTTTTTAAATCCTAATAAGTCTATTTATACTAAAAACTCGAGTCACTCAAATATCTTGTGAACATATCGTTATCCATAGTCTCTGTTATTAATGAGAAATCTGGTCTTGCAGAACCAGCGCTATCTCCAATATCGCTATCATCAAATTTAAAAGAATTTACAGACATCATTTCTTGTACATTATGATATGTTTTATTTAACTGAGATAACGTAAAACTTTGGTAGTCACTTACTAGATCAGTTAAGTCAGTTCTTACTTGTAACGATGAGCCTCCAAATCCAGTTTGCAACACAGTGAATTGCCTAAATGGTAAGCTAATAGCAAGTGAAGCTTGTGAAGAAACGGTTGGACCAGTTGCAGAATCAGCAATTGATAATGGTGCTGATAGCGTTAATATTCCTTCAGCATCTGTTACAACTTGCCCTTCATAGTAAAATCCAGCCGGATGTATAAATTTTTTATATAACGCATTCCAATTACTTATATCTGTATTTGTGTTTATTCTTAAACCAAAAGTTTGAAATACTTTATCATTTTGTATAAATTTTAAAGAATCTACGCCTATAGTACTGGCAGAATCTCCAATTGTAAACATGGATTCTTTACCATACTCTACTTGTGCACTTTGCTGAAAAAATAACCTAAAAAATTCTTCTGCAGAAAATCTTGTTCCTTTTTGTCTTAAAAATTGTGCAAGTCTTCTTAAGCCAAATCTTTTGTCAGAAAAATTATCTGCTGTTTCTAAACCACCAGCTAATTCTGGAACATACTTATTAATAAGATCACTTGGCATTTCACCAATATCTTTAGTAGCATATGATTGTTTTAAGTCATCACCAAACGCGTGAGTACCGTCCGCAGAATCTAAAAACTCATAATACTTTTCTAAAAATGTAACTAATTTAGGAAACTCGCTAGTAAAATATTCAGGTAAAGATTCTCTTACTTTTCTTACCTGGAAGTTTTTAAGCCTTCTTTTACTTTGAAAGTCTATTGCCATTATATGCTAACCTGCGTATTTTGAAAATCTAGTAAAGATCTTGAAGTTGATAAGTCTGTGTCAATATCTAAAATAAAATTTCTTAAAGGCCTTACAGTATTTTGATTTGCCGGTAAAACTTTAATGTCAATCTGTGAACCATTAAATCCACTAGGCTTAAATCCAATTAGTGTTATTGTGCCTGTAGATGCTTCATAAGATCCGGCATTATCAATTTCTACTGTTCCATCAAGTGTTATTACTTGTAATTTATTTGAACTTAATTTATTTCTAATAAAACATGTTTTATTATTTAAAGTAAAATTAGTACTTGTTATTATAAAAGTTGAGTCATTCGGGGTTGATAAAATTACTGGAAAAATTATTTTGTATTGTAAAGAAGTATTAACTGTTGGTATAAATCCTTGCATTAACTGAACTTCCATTTTTGAGTTTAGTATTGCTGGATCAAGTGCATCAATAAGAGTTAATATATTTGATCTTCTAAAAACTTTATCAAATCTTTTTAAACTTATTGAGAAGAAATTATTAATAGTACTTTGTACTTGAGTTTCCATAGCTTGAGGTGTTAAACTAGTAAGATCTGGATCTAAATTAAAAGTTGTACTCAATATCATATTAGTTGTTATTGGATCAACAAAATCTGTAGTAATTGACATTATAGCAAGATTATCTGTTAGCTCAGTTGTAATTCTATCTTTTACTGTTTGTTGTGTATCTAACGTAATACCATCTTTAAATTTTAATCCAATAAATACTTTTCCAAAAACTTTTGGAACATTATCATTACCACCAAATGAAGTTACATCATCTAAAAAAGACCCAAACTTTGTTAATATTAAAGCTCTATAATCTTCTGCTGTAACTAGTCTTCTTTGAGATGAAAATGCTATAGGAGCATTTTGCCTTATTGATTCTATGCTTTCCTTAAATGATCCACCTGCAGAAGCAGCCTCTGTTGCTGTAGTAACATTATATTGAACACTGTTAACAGTTACTATCGCTTCTGTTGAAAAAGTTGTTGCTCCATTTGCAGTGCTTCCAACTGTTGATAAATAATCAATAACAATTTTATTACCTGCTTTTGGTGCAAGTCCAGTTGAAATACCATCACCAAAAACTATTTCATAAAAACCATTTGGTGTTTCTTTGATTTGATAAAAAGCTGATTCATTAGTTATTCTAATACCATCAACTATATTTAAGTAAGTATCAAATGTTGTGGCAGAACTTGTAGGAAATACTCTAACTCTAATTGTGCTAGTATCTAATGTTATGTCAGGTATAACGTATATTTGAGTGTCAGTTGTGTCTCCAACAAAGAATGTTTTTGTTTTTTCTGTGCCTTCAAAAACTGGTACAGCTGTTGCACCATCAGCATTTAAAAATTGATATGTTCCATTTCCGTCATCACTTCCTACAAAGTTTTCTCGAGTTTGAAATGTATAAGAAACACCATCTACAGAAGATGTAAATGTAGTACCTCGAGGTAAAGTTATTGCTGTAGGTCTATTCGAACCACTTACAAGCACAGATAAGTTTAATGCTGCCTGAGAAGAGGTAAAAGAAGAAGGGACATATCCTAAACCTTCTGCTAAAGCAACAACCGAGCTTCTTAGTTGTGCCGTGTTTATAAATGATTCATTTAATGCAAAGTTTGCAGTAAGTCCATTAAAATGTGTGTTATATGCCAAAACATCTAAAATATTACTTAAACCAGAGGCCTCAAAATCGTAATCTTGAAATTCAGTTTGTTGCTTTAAAAAATCTTTTAATCGTCCTTTTATTGTATCAAAGTCTAATTGTGTTGATTTAATTGTTGTTGCCATTATCTTAACCTCGTTAGATTTAATTCTGTAGTTACTGTTTCGTTTGTATTGACAACTCTAAATGTTACTGTAACTTTTACTTCATGTGAATCGTCTCGTAATTCTGTCGATACGTTTAATACTATTGCTCTAGGCTCGTATATTTTTATTGTCTGTATTATTTGATCTTTAACTTCTTGTGAATCAAAATCTGTGTTTAAGCCAAATAATAAAGCATTTAAGTTGCCACCATAGCGAGGTAAAAAAGGCTTTTCAGAAAAGTTAGTTAGTAATATATTTTTTACAGCCTGTTTTACAGCAGCCGCATGTTCTTTTTTAAATATGTCTCCAGAAACTTTTTTAGCAAAAGACAAATCGATATCTTTCGAATTTTTAGTCTTCGAAGTTAAAATTTGTCCGGAATTAATATTTCCATCTTCTACTGCAAAAGCTCTTGTTGGCATCTAAATCCTCTGTACTATTTATACTGTTTATGTTAACAGTTCTTCAGGTTTTTCATCAGTTCTTAATACTTCTATTAGTTCATTTGTTGCTTGAGTAATATTATTGTATCTTGTTTCAAACACGTTCTTATATGCAATATTATAAGGTGGTGTTATTTCAGGCATTGTAATTATTATCTGTACATTTAAAGAATCATCTGGATTAAAGTTATCATAGTCTAAAATCATTTTTTGATAATTCAAATTATCTTTAAAGTATACGGCTAAATCAAAAGTTTTTTCTACTGCGAGCTCACCTTTATTATTAATCAACTCGTATACAACAGTTTGACCTCTTGACATAAGATAATTTATGCCATCGCTTACGTCTAAATTTTCTCCAGATTCTGCTCTATATAATCCTTCAATAGGTACTAATCTAAAGTTTTTAAATTGTAAAGGTGCTGAACTTGAGTTAATTAATTTTAAGACATCTGCATGTAGCACGTACTGCTTTGCTAATCTTAATCTTTCATTATCATCTAAGATATGTGTTAAAGTAACAGGATCTCCATGAGCACTTACAAATTTAGCCATACTTACGCCAGGTGCTAATCTCGTTCGACTTGTTATTGGAATTCCAGCTGATACTTGATTAACAGGGTTAAACTTTGGATCAACATAATAATCAGTTCTTACATTTGTTATCTTATTAGATTTATAAAGCTTTGTGGGGTTTCTAGATCTGCCTAGAGGTTTACCACCTCTTACAGCAACCTTGTCTTTACCAATTGTTCTACCAAGAGCTGCAGGGCTTAATCTTGAAACATGTGGAGATAACGTTCCATCGGCTATACATGCACCAATAAAAATTTTATTACGTGCATTGTTTGGATCTCTAAGTTTCGATCTTATTTGTGCAGTATTTAAATCAGTAGTTGAAACACCACCATAATGTTCTAACTTATTTAATTGATTAAATAATGCAGCGTCATCGTCTATTGATACTCTCTTAATAGCCACAGAAGAATTTTCAAGTGCGCTATTCATTAATGACTGAGTAGGTTGTTGAGTGTTTTTATTAGTTGCTTCACTGAAACTTACTGATGACTGTGCGCTTCCTGCTGCTGGACCTAAAGCAGCTGTTGCAGCTTTTCCTGCTGTATTAGCATTACCTGATAGATTACCATTGAATGTAGGTGCTGTCATACCTACATCAGCTATTATCCCTTGAGACGCATGAATAGAAGTTGAATTTACTCTTGGAATGTGCGCGGTTTTAGCATACATTACAATTTCTTCACCACCTATAGTTCCACTATCTCCTGTTAACGCTAGAGAAGAAGCAACTACATTAATACTTTTTGATGTACATGTTATTTCTTTTTCAGCAGTC